ATCGACGCCGGTGCTTTCCAGCAGGGTCATGATGCCCTTGGGGGTGCAGGGGCGCAGCAGCGGCATGCGCTGGGCCAGGCGGCCAATGTTGTAGGGATGGAAGCCGTCCACATCTTTATCCGGGCGAATGCGTTCGAGCAGCAGGGACGAGTCGAGATTCTCCGGCAGCGGCAGCTGTACCAGGATGCCGTCGATGGCCGGGTCTTCGTTGAGCTCGTCGATCAGGGCGAGCAGATCGGCCTGGCTGGTCTCTGCCGGTAGATCATAGGCGCGGGAAACAAAGCCGACTTCTTCGCAATCCTTGCGTTTATGTGACACATAGACCTGGGAGGCGGGATCGGTGCCGACCAGGATCACGGCCAGGCCTGGCGCACGAAGGCCTTGCTGGCGGCGTTCGGCGACACGTTGGGCAATCTGCTGGCGGAGGCTGGCGGCGATCGCCTTGCCGTCGATCAGTTGTGCGGTCATTGCGCTGGTTAACCATTAATAAGGATGAAAAAAGGACGCGCATTCTCGCATGGGCGCTCACTTGGGCAAAGGCGCCTGCCGTCGTTTTCGCGTAACTCCTTTAAATCGCTGAATTTTTTTGAAAATTTCTGTTGACGAGGTTGGGAGCCGTCTATAACATTCGCCCCGCTTCTCAGGAACAGCCACTCGCTGGGTGAGGCGGCAAGAGCCAAGCCCTGGTGGTGAGGTTGGAGCCAAAAGCTTGTAAGTCTGCGCTAGCGGATGGATAAGTGCCCGTAGCTCAGCTGGATAGAGCATCCGCCTTCTAAGCGGATGGTCGCAGGTTCGAGTCCTGCCGGGTGCGCCATTTGGCGGTCAGGCAAGTTGAGTAAGCAATGCAATATGGTGGGCGTAGCTCAGTTGGTAGAGCACAGGATTGTGGCTCCTGGTGTCGTGGGTTCGATTCCCATCGTCCACCCCATATTCCAAAGCGCCAGGCCAAAAGCCTGGCGTTTTTGTTTTAAGCTGCAAAGCCACGCGGACGTGGTGGAATTGGTAGACACACCAGATTTAGGTTCTGGCGCCGCAAGGTGTGAGAGTTCGAGTCTCTCCGTCCGCACCATGTACAAGCCAGTATTTCCGGGGGTTCTAGCCGGATCGCTTCTCAGATGGGAGCGTTTTGGGAACACTTTGGGAATGGTGGAACGAAAAAGGCAGCCTGCGAGGGCTGCCTTTTGTCGTTTCTGGGTCCTGGATTCAGAGCTTTAGCGCGTGCTCCAGGAGCGGGATCATGTCCGGGCCAGCAGCTCGATGTTGTCAGTGTCTGCCAGCTCAGGCATGGCCACGAAAACGCCGTTGTAGAGGCCGGTGAGGTAGTCGGGCAGGTAGGTGGTACCGGCGACCTTCTCCATCTGGCGCACTTGTTCGTCCGTCAGCGGGCGGTGGCCGGGGTTTTCGTACAGCTTGTTGTCGAACTGTTTGAGGTCCAGCCCCAGGCAGGCGGCGGCGCACTCGCGGCCCCCTGGGAAGGCGGCTACCACGGCCAGCACGGCGCGGCGGCGGCTATCAAGAATCGGGCGCTTCATCTTCTCGTTTCCCCCATTGGCCGGGCGCACTACTGTGCGCTTGCGGTTTGGCGGATACCTGGCACCACATCTGTGCCGATCTCTTCAGAGAGATCGCGCAGGATGGCGAAGGCCAGGCGGCCATTCGGGAAACGATCAGCGCCCGCCCAGCGCGCCACCACCTGGGTGACGCTGCGAGGCTCGTAGCCGTGGGAAATAGCGAACTGGCGGTAGCTGCTGCCTTTTTCCACCAGGCGGGCGCGGATCTGATTGGGGGTCATCGTTCGGGCCTCAGCGAGGAATCAGTAGGCTGCAAGCGCTAGAGGCGAACTCTGCTACTTGCTCGATGCCGTGCGCCATTAGCAGCAGGCCTGGTTTTGCTTCGGTGAGCTGACCTGGCTGTTCCATTACTGAAAGCAGGTCTTCAATAAGGGGCTGAGCATTGAGCGCTGCTGCACTGTGGATTTGCAGGAGGTTGAGATGGCTAGCTGCGCTACCAAGTAGCTCGTGTTGGGCGTCAGTTAGCTCTGTGCCTGCCGGGAATGAATCCTGCAGATGCTTAACAAGTGCGGCGTAGGTTTCGGAGAAGGCCATCATGGTTAGAGTGTTCCCGCTGGGGTAATCTGTTCTCGTTGTGAGTAAGGCTATTACCTCAAATTGAGCAAGTCAATAGGAATTTCCTAATTTGGGAAACAAAAGTGCTGACGCCGTAACTGATCGTCTTCTTCAGGTTTACGGCATAAAAAGCGATAACCAGCTGAGTGATCTCTTGAAAATCAAGCGATCTACCCTTGGCAACTGGCGCTCTCGCGATTCCGTTCCATACGCAATTTGCGTAATGGCCGCCGAGGAGAAGGGTATTAGCCTGGACTGGCTCCTGACGGGGAAGGGGCCAATGCGTCGTGACGACGCTTCACCGTCTGCCGACAGCGCCGCATACGATCCGCAGGAGCGAAGCTTTTTGGCTCTATGGCGTGAACTAGACGATGCCGCGCAGCAAGAGGTGCGCCGCGTTGCGGAAGACAAGAGACGCCTCGCCATCCTCGAACAACGCCTCACGGAGCTTGAGGTAGTTGTCGCTGCTGGCAAAAGGCTGGCATGATCTGTTCCCATTGGGAACGTAAGGGAATACCCAGATCATGTCAGCGACCGACACCCAGCATCCCCCACACCTGATCGGCCACCGCATCGCCCAAGAGCGCGAGCGGCTCGGCCTCACTCAGACTGAGCTTGCCAGCAAGCTTGGTATCAGCCTGCGCAAAATGAACGCAATCGAGGCAGGCAGCCAACGACCTCTCACAATGCAACTCATGGCCTACCTGGCTCATTGCGGGGTTGACCTGAGTTATGTGCTGATTGCCAAGAAATATATCTAGTACCTATGCAAGGAGCTGCCAATGCCTAAAGCCGGAGCGAATAAGTCTAAGCGCGTACGGTCAAGCGTTATACATGTCGCTTGTTTGAATGTGGTTCTACAGCCGCATAGCGCCGATAAATATGTGCGACTTTTTGAGACGATTCATTCCTCGAAGCTTGATGCAAAAGTTCGTGGTGATGACGCCCTTATGATCGGCTCCTTCTATAAGGCATCTGAGGATGATGATGTTGAAGAAGTGTATGCGGGAAATATTTACAAGTTCTTGAAGTTAGATCAGGCCGAGGACTGGTTTAATACTATTAAGATGGATTCTGCAACTAAGGCTGATGTCAGTGGAATTGTTATTCCAGAGCACTTAAAGCCGCATTTCAAGAAGTTTCAATATGTGTTTTTCCCTAAGGGGCACAGGCTTTACTTTGTGACGGCAAAAACAGGGCATAGCCTTTCTCCTCATATGTTGAAGAAATTTTTCGACACTATTTCCGAGCGCGATGAACTGGCTAAATTTGGTGAATTAAAGGTCACTGTTCAGCCTGAAAAAGGTGTTACTGAAGAGTTTTTCGGAATAAAAAGGATATCGCTTATTGATCTTGAGATTCTTAAGCCTAACCCAGATGATCATGGCGACCTTGATGAGGAAGTTCTTGAGCGCCTTAAGGAGTTGAATGCTGGTTCTGAGCGTCGCCAATATCATGAGGCTAACAGTTCAGGCTTGAAGCCAGATGCGCGACTGAAGGCTCTTGCTTCAGTGGCTGCTGAGAATGGTGAAGTCTACGTGAAAGGGCGTGATGGTGGGAAAGTAGTAGAGCTGAGTTCAAAAGATCGTCCTCTGAAAGCTACTGCAAGTTATAATCCAGACTTGCAGAGTGAGCTTAATGCATTGCTTGAGCAGGCTGAGGAGTTACATCGTGAGTTTGTCAGGAGAAGAAGAAATTAAGCAAGAAATACGATACCCCTACGCCGCAACCTTTAAACTGTGGCGCAAGTATTGGCAGGGCTATGGAGGAGTGAAAGGGCTTTTCAGCTCTTTTTACTTCCTCCTGGCTCTCATTTTTACATTGCTTAATTTTTTCTCATGGTCTTCGCCTGGGTGGTGGGAAATCGTTCTTTCTGTGATTCCTACGCTACTAGGCTTTACTTTGGCAGGGCTTGCTGTTTTTCTCAGCATGGACTCTGGATTTAGCAAGATCATCGCAGGGCAGGGTGGAAAGAAAAAGACATCTCCGTTTATTTCTCTGGTAACTGCGTTTGTTCATTTTATAGTTGTTCAGGCGCTGGCTTTCGTGTATGCGCTCACGGCAAAGTCTCTATATGTCAGAGTTGATTGGTTGCCAAGTATTTACTATGACTTGCTACCTTATTTAAATCTGCTGGGTGGTTTTGTTGGGTATTTTCTATTCTTGTATTCTGTTTTTCTTGTTCTGGGGGCGACTTTCTCTATCTTCAGAGCCTCGTCATGGTACGAAAGCTACATTGATGTGCTGAAAAAATCTGAAAAAGAGAAGGGTGGACAAGAATGAAAGACTTGCTCGGGTCGTTTGGGACTGTGCTTGGCGAACGACTGGTGAATCCATTTACAGCCTCGTTTTTATTGTCTTGGCCTCTATGGAATTTCAAGTTTTTTCTTGTGTTTTTCTCTGATGCAGATGTCGTGTTGAAGTTGAAATTACTATCAACAGTGGTCTATCCAACGCCATACGATGCACTCTTCTTAGGTTTTTTGGGGCCCGCCTTAACTGCGTTTTTTTATGTATTTATGTATCCGGTGCCTACTCATTGGGTAATGAATTTTTCTTTGAGGCAGAAGAAGAAACTTAATCAATTGCGCCAGTCCATCGATGACGAAACGCCGCTTACTCTTGAGGAGTCTAGAGAAATTCGAAGGAGATATAAAGAGGGCATTAAGATCCTTGAGGATGATGCGGAAGCTAAGCTGCAGCAAATAAAAGAGTTACGCGGGGAGCTGGCTGCAGCTGAAAGTCAAATAGCGCAACTAAAGGTCGAGAATAATAATCTCTTTTCGGCCAATTCTGATGCCGAGGATAAGGTAAGCAATTTGCTGGGAAGTCTTGCGCAGAAAAATATTGAATTTGATGATCTTTCTAAAGCTGCTAGAGCTTTGGGTAGTAAACTTGAGCAGCTGCAGGAGGAGGCGGATAACTGTAATGCAACCATTGAAGGACTTAAGCAGGAGAGGGATACACTAAAAGGAGCTCTCCATTCTCTTCGGGAGGGGCATTCCCTTTTGAATGCTAAAGTCAAAGAAAAAGAACTGGAGTTAGTGGATAGTAGAGCCTTGATTAGTAGCATTCAGTCGCGAACTAGTGACTTGATGGAACTAAGTGAGAGCTACGATGAAAAAATTAACTATTTTAAGGGGTTGCTTGCCTATATTTCCACCAGTGAAAATGTCTCTGAAGATATTCGGCATGATGTGCAAAATGCTCTTAATAAATTAAGTAATCAGCATCTTGGGGATAATTAGATTTCGTTTGTTCTATCTTTGAGCTCGCTGCGGAGTAATTTGGTATTGTAGTGGGTTTTTGGAGTTTTCTTTGCGCCTCGTAGACTCCTAATTGATATGTAGCTGTTGTTATAGCGCTGGGCGTTACAACATTCCGTGATAATCGTCTACGCTACAGATTGCCAGGACGGCACCACCCACGAAAAGGAGTTCGATCATGCCCATTCTTCGCTACCTCTGCGTTGCCCTCGCTTCTGCCCTGGTGGCCGCTTATTCGGCCATCTGGCTTGCCAGCCCTGCGCCGCTTGAGCGCACCACCGCCACCATCCCGCCGCTGCGCGTTGCCCAAGGTGACAACTTGATCGTCTGGGGCGGCTGGCGCACTGTCGAAGGTTATGACCACGGCACCACCACCGGGGTGGAGATCATCTGTAACCGTGAGCGGCAGACTTGCCTGGAGGCCTACGCCTCGTTGCTTTACCACGACACAGGCGAGGACCTGGCCGCGCAAGCGTTCGACTATGAGGTGGCCACCTGGGATGACCAGCGCATGGTGGCCATCGATAAGGACGGCATGGGCGAATGCCTGCACCGCATCCTGAACGTGGACCTGGTGGGCGAGGGCGCCACGCTGGAATGGCGCCCCGGTGAGGGAGAATGTGAGGGCGATACCGGTAAGGCGGTGCTGGTGGGCGACCCGTTGTAACTCAATAGATGGAAGTCATGTATGAATTACGTTGTTGGCTTGATCAAGGATTACAAGCGGGAATGTCTGTTGCTGCTTTGCCTACTGGTTGGATTGATGGCTTACGGGATTGTGAACGCAGGCTTCTGGTTCGGAATCGTCTCGATCTTTGTTATGTACTTCTTGATTGGGCTCTACGTCTTCGCCAACATCGACCCCAAGGAGTGGGAGGCAAGCATCGTTTTTGTGCTTTACCTGGTAGCTGCTCTTCTGGTCATCCTCTGCTTCTCTATGGTCTCCATGTCTAACGAGGACCTATTCCACGGTGGGCCAGATAGTCCCTCTCTCAGCAGTGAGTGGGATCATTACTATTTCTCGGCCTCTATGTTCACATCACTAGGTTTCAGCGATTTCAAGCCGATCAGCTTCAAGGCTCAGTTTTTTGCCGTGGCGCAAAGCCTGCTGGGCAACGCGCACGGCGTGTCGTTCATCCTGGTGATGCTAGGTCGCAAACGCTGGCTTGGGCACTCTGAGCATGCTGTTGAGCCTGTATCCGGCACCCCTAAGGCGCTTGAGGTGAAGCTCCGACAGGTGACGACTACCCTCAAGCTGGTGGTCGGCCTGCAGGTGCTGAACTTTGTGGTACTGCTGATTTTCGCACTCCGCTAATGGGCTTGCATATTTCAGCGTGGCGGTAAGGTCTGCGGACAACTGCCAATGACGGAGTATGCAGATGAGTAGTGATGTTCGAGAGGCTGCGGCCGGTCAACCCAAGTATCAGGGTGTGCAGCCCTTGCAGGAGTGGGTAACGCCAGAGGAAGGGCTATTGCTGCGGTTCTACCGCCAGCTCGACCAGGGCGAACAGGCGTTTATGCGCCGCGCGATCGAGGCGCTGGCGACGCGAGATTCGGCCATGTGACAAAGGAAGCCCCGCGCAGTGCGGGGCTTTCTACGTTGTTAAGGTTGAGAGACTGCCGGAGCGCCGTAAGTAGTAGATATTTTATCAGCGGTAGCCCATGTCTGAGTGCAAAGCACTCGGTCGAAGATATAGCTCTTCTCCTTGTCAGGAATAGCAATTAGTGCTTTCCCTGACTCCAAGTATGCGATTTTTGCACCTGCTATTTTTTCGATTCCACAGGCCTTCGATTTTATGTGAAAGCTTGCACTGACAAGCTGTTCTCTGACTGTTTGATCTGCCCAGTTAGTGCCAAGTATGAAGCTGGCGAAGCTTAGGGGGGCGATTGCCAGCATTGAAAAACCAAGGGTTACTGCATAGCCGCTAGTGAAGTTTGCAAGATGATCTGTTTTAGTTGGTGTGCCTAGATAAGAGTAGGGGGATTTTGTGCTGGCTTTGCTCTTATTGTTTGGTGGTAGAAGGAGTGTAATTATGTAGAGCACGAAGGACCAGATCGTGATTGTAAACACATAGGCTACGGGGGTCATGATTAATGTGAGCCTGGTTAATGCTGTCGGTAGCTCACTTGCTCGTACCCCTGTCAGGTCATTGATGATGCCCTCTGCAAAGCTGGTTGCCATTGAGTAGTTGATTGCAGCCGATAGGGTAATGATAGCGGTGAAAAAGAAAACGTACTTCTTATAGATTGCTCTAACAGTCTCAGAGAAAAATATAAATATTACTGATATGATCGGTAGAGCTGCAAGGGTTGTTGTTGCAACGGCTTTTGCTGTTACGCTGCCGCTGTTGATGAATTTTACATATGCGACTGCAGGAGCGGTGATAATAAATATTAAGAGCAGAAATCCGAAGTATTTATTTTCAATGGTTGCATACTTGAGTCGGTTAACAAGGAATCCTAAGGGACTCAGATGGCTGAAGCCTCGGTTTTTTGCGTATAGGCTGATCAGCCCTAGCACCAAGGGAAGGTATATATAAAAAACGAGGATGAAAAATCCTGCTTCCATAAAAATGCTCACAAAGATTTAGCGTTATGCGGAGTAAAAGGTGAGTGCGCTGCTTAGAGTTTTTTCACTAGGCAGGATCTAGCTAGCCCTCTTAATTGCGCTCAACAGGTCTGCAATGCCGGGCATTGTTGGTCCAGACTCATTTACTAGCAACCCTGTCTCGGCTCGGCTGAAAAGGGATTGAAGAATGATCACGCGAGCGTCATCTTCAAGGGATGTTTCTTTACTGAGTGATAGGTAAAGGTGGGTTAATTGCAGTCTTTCCTCTGCGTCGCGCTGCAGGTGAAATTCACTAAATGCCACTCGGGAGAGGACTCGCGATAGGAACGCCAGCGTAGAAATCATGGCAACGAATATTAACAAGCCTTCGATATGGCTCAATGAGACAGGCGTTCGCTCTCCAGCCAGCCAAATAGAGAAGAAAATTCCAAAGCCCACTATCGAAGAAATTAGTAATGCGAATAGTAAAACGAAAAAAATTGAGCCGCGCACCCAGTGAGTTCTAGACTTTTCCTCCCAGTAGTTAGCAGGGCCTTTAAGCCGAAGGTGCTCTTTGTAGGTCGCTTCTAGATGGTCCAGGCTTTCTTTCCAAAGGGTGTTTTGTCTGTGAAGTTGGTTGTCTAGTTGAGTTCGCTGTTTTTCGGCTGATTTGAATATCCGTTCCTTAAGGCTGTTGACCTCGTCAATTGAATTGCTCAGTTCTTGAATGTGCTCTCTTGTTAGGTCAAGGGTTGTTTCAATGCTTTCAGGAAGGATTTTTCTGATTGTGAGTTCATCAGCTGCGAAGACGCCTGGTGTAGATGTTTTTTCTATGGATGTGTAGTAGAAGTCATCGCCATATGTTTGTTCGGTTTCATATAGTTTAAGCCATTTTCTGGCAAACTCAGAGCTGCTTAATAGCCATCGCGATCTGATGCCCTCTTTTAGGTTCAAAAGCTCAGGGGTGTTTTCGTATGCTCTTTTGCCGGCCAGCTTTTGAAACAAAACCTCAATTTGCTTAGCAGACTGTAAGATTTCTGTGAGACTTTGTCCGCAATATCTACGGCTGTATCCAATGTAATTATTGAGAGGGGGTAGTTTTTCGTGAAGTTCTTGCCAGTATTTAACTTCTTTTCGCGCGAACATCTTGAACGACTTCTGAGACGCAAATTTCTTCACTTCCCCTCGTGCGTCAATCAACTCAATGAACATAGATGTATCCCTACAGTCGTGGTGGCGTAACGCTACCTTTCGTGGGGCCGACTGTCTATGTGTCGTTCAACCGCGCTACCTCGCGCTTGACCGCCCGCTGCGCGCTGGCCTTGCTCTCGTAGAGGTGGGTGAGGCGGCGCGGGTTGGTCTGGTCGCCCTCGGTGAGCTTGTGTTGCTGGCCGGTGTTGGCGTCGCGGTACCAGGCGACGATGCCGGTATAGCCGGCATTCTCGTCGGCCAGGCCGGCGATATCGTCGCCGTCCGGCAATTGCGATTCCAGCTCAAGGGACGTGGTGAAGGCGTCGGGGGTGAAGCTGTGGCGGATGTTGCCGCCGAGCCAGACGATGGCGGCGATTTCCGCTTTGATGCCGGTGAGGCTGTAGGTCTGATCGGGGATCAGCTCGGGCCGGCCCTTGGCCAGGGTGTAGCTGAGCGTGGCGGTACCACGCTGTAGGCGCTTCCACTCGGCGCGGGCGGCCTGCAGGGCGCTGGCCTGGTCGGTGTAGCTGTGGCGCAGTTCCTTGAGGTTGTCGCCGGCGCCGGCGCCGGCGATGGCCTCTTTTTTGTCTGCGCTGTTCACGTCGTAGTAGTAGGCCTTGACGCCGGTGTAGGCGTCGCGGTCGGCCTGCAGAAAGCGGTGTTGGCCGGGCCGCGCGGGTGAATGGGTCAGGCCGCGTTGACGCTTTCGGCGAAGTTCATCAGGTAGCGATCAGTGATGCGCTGGCGAAGGGTGAGGTCTTCCAGCGGCGGCACGGGTGTGTACACAGCCGGTCGCAACGACAACACGGGCCACGCCGACCTGGCGTGGGCGCTGTTCCACGCTTTGCACAACGAGCCCCTGGAAGGCCAGACGGCCGCCAATACGGGCGTTATGGAGTTCTATTGATGAGCAACGAGACAATCACTGAGCAGCCGGCCGCCAGCGTGCCCGGCGGCATGGCCTTTACCTTCGGTGAGCCTACGGCAGTGCTCGATGGGCGGGACTTCCTAGATTACCTGGAGTGCTACGCGAACGGGCGTTGGTACGAGCCGCCCGTATCGCTGGATAACCTGGCGAAGGCCTCGAAAGCGGGCGTTTATCTGCCGTCTGCCCTGGTGTTCAAGCGCAATGCGCTGTCGCGCACCTTCATTCCGCACAAGCTGCTGAGCCGGGCGGCCTTCGAGCAGATCGTCACGGACTGGGGTGGTCGGGCAACCTGTATCTCGAGAAGCGCAACAACATGCTCCGGCAGGCCCTGGGGCTGTTGCCGTGCCTGGCCAAGTACATGCGGCGCGGGGTGGATCTCGATACGTACTACCAGGTGCGCGGCTGGAAAGACGAACACGAGTTCAAGCGCGGCTGCGTTTGCCATCTGCGCGAGGCCGATATCAACCAAGAAATTTACGGCTTGCCTGAGTGGCTGCCAGGTCTGCAGAGCGCGCTGTTGAATGAGGCGGCCACGCTGTTCCGGCGCAAGTACTTCGCCAACGGCTCGCATGCTGGGTTCATCCTGTACATGACCGACGCGGCCTTCGACGAGAATTACGTCAAGGACCTGCGCAAGGCGATGCGCGACAGCAAGGGGCCGGGCAACTTCCGTAACCTGTTCATGTACGCGCCGAACGGCAAGAAGGACGGCATCCAGCTAATCCCCATTAGCGAGGTGGCGGCAAAGGACGACTTCGGCGCTATCAAGAACATCAGCCGCGACGACCAGCTCGCCATGCTGCGCATTCCGCCGCAACTGATGGGTGTGGTGCCGCAGAACGCTGGGGGCTTCGGCTCGATCCGTGAGGCCGCGCAGGTGTGGGCGGTCAACGAGCTGGAGCCGGTGCAAACCAGGCTCATGCAGATCAACGATTGGCTGGGTGAAGAGGTGGTGCGATTTAGTCCTTATGAAATTCAGCAGGGTGCTGACGTGTAG